AATTGAATTAGTTTAAAAAGCGGATTGCCCTGCTCACGTTCAGGCCGAGTGTTACACATATCATCAAACACAGCAGTTATATGATGTGAAGTAAACTCAGACTGATACTGATCATCTCCATTCAGAAAACACACATATTCTTCCCCTTCGGGAAAGCCATTAATAAGGCAAACTAGGTGGTTTAATGAATGTACCAGAGTGGTTTTTCCAACTGATGAGCCTCCTCGCATGAGGAAGCCAAATGGCTTAACACGAGAGTTGGACTCATGCCAACCAGACTGCAAATCATTTGATAATTTATCAAGCACTTGAAGGCGCTTGTTAATCTCCTGACGCGTTCTGGCGTCGCCGTGTCGACAAAAGGCCGAATGTGCCATGAGGCAATTGTCCAAATTGACGAGCAAATCTGCTTCATTAGATATGCCATGTAATTCCTTATTGAGCTTGGTTAGCCCATTAACGTGCTTGTCACACGCATCAAGAGTATCACGGTACATCTTTTCAAGATCTTGTCGATCTTTGTCTCCCATGAGATAAGAAAGATCTTGATATACAAGAGCAGGGTACAGAGATTCAATGGTAAAATCTACTGTGTTGCATATCATCTCAAAGATAGATTTGGATTGTTTTCTTCGAGATTTAAGATCAAACACCTCATAAAACTCCTTCGAGCACAAAGTGTCAGCTTTCTCTGGCATGATGCCGATAGCTATGAGTAGATTCAGAGCAGAAGAAAGTCTATTACCAAAATGGCCTTTGATAAGGCTATCCCAATGGTCTGACATCCATCCAGCCTGAAATTCCACCTCTTTAGAGGAGGCAGATAAAACATTCTGGACAAATGATATGACCTTGGCAGAAATTGAACCATTCACGAACGTTTTCACGTACATGGCAATGTCCAACATCATGTCGGGTAAGTTGTTTGATCTTGAGAGGCGAACGAGAAAAAGAATTAGACTTTCAAATCGGTCAATGAGGGCATCCAAAGTGGAGCTATTGTGACCTTGAAGAAACTTCTTTGCTTTTTCCGCTTTATCACGGAAATTGGCAACTACTTTGAGAAGTTGTTCAATATGTTCTTTTGCTTCTTTCGCATCTTGTATTGTGGAACTAATGCTTTGCATTTCTAGTTCCTGCCGAAAGAGCTCCGCGTGGAGGTTTCGGGTTTCTTTTTTAATATCTATATTTCGTTGTTGGAGGTTTCTCCTCATCGTTTTATTTCTTTTTGCGTTTTGTGTTGACATAATAAAAAGGGGTGTGTTTTATGTTCGTGGCTTCAAATGCGGAAGCCCAATGAACATAAAACCCGGGGGGGGGTTTTATGGTTACTGGGTGCCTACTAAAGTTTAATGGCCCTATCATTGCAATACACGCCGTGACTCACTGACGAATGTCAGATGTTGTCTTTGTAAGCTCAAGGGTTTTTCTTCTAAAGAAGGACTTTCCAGAGGATACTCCACCAGAATGACCATTATTCAAATTTTCCCAATAATACAAAATAAATATAACAAGTTGAACGGTATGCAAACTACTATTTTTAGCTTCGTTACGCTATCTATAGCTTGTGTATACGCACATTCAAGTTGATAAAATACAGTTTCGAGGTTTACCCATACGGTACTCTTAAAAGTAATATTCATTTGCGTGAAAAGAG